CGCGACTCATAGCTTCCATTCCACCGGTTCTATATCCGCTGTTTAACGTGGTAATAAAAAGTTGTTTGTTGGTTTGTGGAAACTCCTGGTAGTACTTTACGATATCAGGTGCTATACCGGCATTATTACAATAAATAAATATATCGCATTTTAAACCTGTTTGTTGTAAAAACTTGTTAAAATAATTGTATTCATGGAGTTGTGAGTGTCCTGTAATAAAAAGTAAAACTTTCATCTTTTAACGAGTTAAAGTTGTACCTTTTTAAGTTAATTAGTTCCTTTTTAAGTTAATTAGTTCCTTAAAAAGTATGAATAACAAGGCATTTTTTTTCAAGGCATTTTTAAACAAATGGTAATAATTATACATAAACCAATTTAAAGATTTATGCCTTTTGTATATTATAGAAAAGATGAGCTCGTTGCAAGATAAAATCGACACATTTTACAAAAAAAGAAGTGATATTTTTAAAAAACCACTTGAAAAAATAATAAACTCTATGTTAGAGAAATGTACGTATATTAACGGTGAAAGTTTAGAAAGGCATAATTGGGGTGATTCTCCATTAAAATTAAACTTTATTCCAACTAATATTAACTCTGATACATTTGAATCCGAATTATTAAACGCCCTTAGTTTAGACGAAAATGAAAAGTCGATAATTGAATTATTGTGGGGTGATATTCAACTTGGAAAACGTGTTCAAGCATGCGTAATAATGTGGATATCAGTTCATATTCTGAAACGTCCTGTTTTATATATTTTTAGAAATTTATCAATAGATATGAAACAATTGCAAGATGATATTGTAGGTACTGAAAATTATAATTTTAATATCCAATTTATAAAAAACCTATTTGAAGAATTTAATAATGAACTACAAGAATATTTTGGAGAAAAAAATGTTGATTATTGGAAAGATTATAAATTACCGGAATTAAAAGACATAAATAGTAATGATATAATCAATAGACTTAGTAATAAAGAAGCGATAACTCCGAATGAGATATTTTGTTGTTTAATGAATTACACACAGTTAGAAAAAATAAATAGAAAATTTAGTGAATACATATCTTATAATAATGAATTGGTTAATATGTCTGTGTTAGTTGACGAAAGTGATTTATCGAGTCCAACATGTTCTAATGACAAAAATAATCCTAACGATGAAAAAGACTCTACTCAATGTGAAATGTTAATTGCTAAAATATATAAAAAGGTAAAGTATGCGTTACAAATAACAGGCACAGCACATTCTTTGCTATACAATGTTACCACGCGATTAGGTGATAATTCTCATATACAAATTAAGATATCAAAAATTCATAAGATGAAGAGGTCTGATGATTATTTTGGATTATTTAATAATTCTATACTATTTAACACTATCGAAGAAAAACCCGATGATGAATTAACCCCGGAAGAAAGACAAGATAAATATGAAAATGGGAAATTAATTACAAAACCAGTTATTAATTCTTGGTGGGATTGTGATAAATACAACATCGTTGAGGATTATAACATAAACATAAAAAAAATTATAAACACTATTGTCGACCGGAAAAATGTAAAATATAATTCATTATTAATATCGGAAGAAAAAGTAAGAATTAATCAATTTAGTTTAGTGAATAAAATATTAACGGATTTTTCCGATTTGTTTATTGTGATATATCACGGTAATTGTTTAAGATTATATTTATCGCGAAATTATGAAGAAGAAATAAAATATTGGTCTGAATGGGATTCTAAAAAATCAATCAGATTATGGCGACCAGGTGGTATATATGGTTCATCGATAGACACTGAAAAATCTGAAAATCTACCTAATAACTATTGCTATTTCAATATCGATACTAAAATTTTAAATATAAAATTTATTTATAAATTGTTGAGAATATTATTTGAAAAAAGCCGAATACATGTTAAAAATAAAACGAGTATTACAATAACTGGGAAATACGGAGAAAGGGGGTATTCGTTCACAAGCGACGACTATGGAGAGTATTCGTTTCATTTAACAGACCAATATTTGGTATCTCACGCATCAATTAACTGCACCGATGGTTCACAAAGGTTGAGATTACAAGTAAAATCTAATGATAATGAATTAAAAAATGGTGAAATGCGACTCACTCTGTGGACTACTCTAAAATTGCAAGATATTATGCAAAACTTTTACGTAAACTTTATAAAGCAAATAGAAAAGTTTATAATGGATTGTGAATGTTGGGAAGACGTAAAAGATTTAATAGAAAGCATAATAGATACTGGTGAATTAAAATTCAAAGATTTTATGAAATATATCGATGCTTCGAAGAAACGGAAAAACTTAAAACCTCAAAAGTATTTTGATAAAAAACACAATGGTTATAGATTAATTCTTGTCGAAGATATGGTTGATTCTGATATTTCAGAATGGTGTAAAGAAGCAGGTTTACCCGAATATTTGTGTGTAAATGAAATAAACGATTTAACAAAAGAGGCGTTTATTGAAACATACGGTAACTATGATTGTGATGTTCCTTTATCTATACCCAAAAATAACGCTGTTGAATTTGATAGAACATCAATAAATGAATTAGTATTAAAAATGTTTCCAGAAAAATTAGATGGTTTTAGGTTAGATAGAGTAGTTAACATCCGAAAAGGAAGTGAGAACAGTGATAGGTATAATGGTATACAATATGCTATTGCCAATGACATAAAATATAACTATTATGTTACAAAACGTAAACCAAATACATATAATATTTTAGTTTATGATGGTTACGATAATATACATATTGTTAGTACGACAAATAAAAAGTGTTTACCAATTTTAACAAACGATTATATCAAAAAAACACCATATTTTGTAAATGGCGATATAGTAAAATATTCGGTTTTAAAAGAGGAGTATAAACAACAAAATCGTCACGGATATACAAATCAAGATGGTGGCGATTTTATTGAAGGATTACCAGGTAAATATTATTGGAAAACACCGGATGGTTGGTTGTATTTATTTCATAGAGATAAACCTCAAATAATTTCGTTACGTATAGTTGCTCCATCTACAATGCCATTTATTAATTCAACTATTCCGCTAATAAACGAAGATGTATTAGCATTTACAAATAAGTGCTTTCAAAAAACGGATAAACCTAATTTGCGATTTGGAATTAAAGATATATACACAGTATATACACAATGGTGTAAACTAAATAAAAAAAAATATTTAAAAACGCAAAAAAAATTAAAAGAAGAACTTGAAAAATTAAATTATATGGAAGTGACAACTAAGGGTGTTGATATCAATAATAACCCAGGTAAAAGAGGTTATAATCTAATGGTTGCTTTGTAAATAGTATTTAATTGGGACGGGAAAACTTTGTAAATAAAAAATAAAATGTAAATAAAAAGGTAAAGATGTATAATTCCAACGGACCACCCAAAGGTTTTAACGTAACATCGGACCAGTCAAGCTATGACCTTGTATCAAAAGACATCATCATTTGCTCAAATCTTGGTACACTTAGCTCAGACAAATCCACCGTGAGTTTTAATTTGGGATTAGACAATATAAACCAAATATACAAAGCGGAACTGGTAACCGCGACGGTTGTTTTTGATGGTTCCATAAACCCGTTGGTTGTAAACAAAACTCTTATTCTTAGTATACCACAGCTTAACCAGAACACATTTAGGGTAGCTGGAAATGCCACAAAAAACAATGTTACACAGTCTAGTATATTTTGCCAGATACCCGACAATTCAACACCAATAACACCTGGTAGTTTGACATCCAATGGTATAATAAGCTTGTATATCGGTGCCAGAATGTTTGATACAGTACAATACTACAACCCCCCGATTAACAAGGTCAATACCATAGACATTAGCTGGTTTTCACCTGACGCAACAATCGTCCGGGTTGCAACGGGAACGCCCGGTGACATCGCAAGTTTTTATTTTACGCTACGCATTTATTACTTCCAGAAAAGAAACAATACAAGTCTCTTTTCAACAAGTGTATTTAATTATGCTGGTGCGGGTTCCATTGATACAATCTTTGAACCAACAACCAGGTAAGTGCCTTTTTTTATGGAAGTCGGGTCATCGACTAACCAGCTTCTTTTTTTCATTAAACTACTGCTTTAAGCTCAGATTTTATTTTTTTTTTACTTTTTAAACGTTCAGGGTTGTCAAATGCACTCCACCCAGATGATAAATGTAAGTGTTCCATATCTTCAGGACGTTCTGATTTTATGGTACCATCGTCGGTGGAATACATTATTTTTTTAATACGATAAAACTTCATCGATTCCAAACAATGATTACACGGTCGAGAGTTCCTCAGCGAACCATCCTTACCTATCCTTAAAACAGCAATGGTACAATTATTAAGGTCCATCTTATTTCTAAGTGCTTTATTAATAACATCCATTTCAGCGTGCGTGCTATAACAGACACATCTACCGTTATAACAATTACGCAGGTGATTATAACCTATACACATCTTCTTTCCATTACGATATATACCAGAACAGTGGTTGTG